AAATTATCGAGGAAGCCTACGAACGCGCTGGCATTGAGGTTCGAACGGGTTATCAGGCGCGCACCGCGCGACGTAGTCTCAACTACCTGCTGACCTCATGGGCCAACCAAGGGATTAACTTGTGGACTGTTACACCAGCGGATATCACCTTGGTTCAAGGTCAAGGAACGTATGACCTTCCTGATGACTGTGTGGATATCATTGAGCATGTTATTAGGCAGAATCCGGGGAGCCAGTACAATCAGACCGATCTGATCATTCCACGTATAGCGCTGCCTACGTATGCTGCTATCCCAAACAAGTTGACCCAAGGCCGTCCTGTGCAGGTCTACGTGGACAGGCAGTCTCCAACACCGACAATTAACATTTGGCCTACTCCTAATCAGTCTGGATACTATTTCCATTACTGGTACTTGCGTCGTATGGAAGACGCGGGGCAGGCAGGAACTACGACTCAAGACGTACCGTTCCGTTTTTATGAAGCACTTACTTCAGGTTTGGCTTATCAAATCTCTATGAAACAGGAAACGCTTGACCCCAACCGTATTCAGATGCTGAAAGCGTCGTACGATGAGGCGCTCGACTTGGCAAAACGTGAAGATAGAGACAAGTCACCGGTAAGGTTCGCGCCTCTGGCTGGCTATTTGACTGGTGGCTGGTAGTGGCTACACGGTTCGCTAGTTACGAGCGAGCCTTCGGCTTCTGCGATCGTTGTGGGCAGAGGTACGACCTCAAGCACCTCAAAAAGTACTTCATCATGGGGAAACTCATTAATTCGAAGGTGTGCCCCGAGTGTTGGGATCCTGATCACCCACAAAACTGGGTCGGCATCATCGGTTCGCAAAAAGTTTCGAACGATCCTCAAGCTTTGCGTGAACCCCGTCCCGATGAGAACAGAAATGAAAGCTGTTCAAATTTCGCGTACAATCCTGTAGCAACTCAGTCTTTATCGCTGCAGGTAAATAACGTGTTTGTCACGGAGTTCACGACTTACGAACCGAGTGTAATTATTGTTCCGCCCGTTATAGGGCCGTCTATTTTGTGAGGCGATTATGAAGCACGAAGACATTGCAGAAGACAAGAAGCTTATTAGGCAGACTGTTAAAAAGGAAGCCCTCAAGGGCATGAAGAAAGGAGGCCCTACTTCTATGGATCGAAAGAAGTATGGCAAAAATCTTAGTCGTGCGATGAACCAAAAAGGGTCACGCTAATGGCTGAACATAAAGAAGGTTCTGCAGAGTACAAAGGAATAAAGTCTGTGCCGACTCCTAAGTCCTCGGGCTACCCAAACAATATCGCATCCACGCAGACTGTCAAGGTGCGTGGCACAGGTGCGCAGACCAAAGCCACTAAGTGCAGTAAGAAACTGGGCTAAACGATGTCCTACGACATTACGACATATACAGGATTGACGGAAGCGATTCAGGCGTACACTCAGGTTAATGAGTCTACGTTTGTGTCGAACATTCCTAACTTCATCAAGAACGTCGAGAGGCTGGTTAACAACACAGTGCAGCTCCCGGCGATTCGTCGTAATGTGACGGGGACAGTGACTTCCGGGTTTCCTTACGTCGACTTGCCTGATGATTTTTTGGCGATGTTTTCCTTCGCCGTGCAGACGACGGATGTGGATGGAACAAGGTACTCATACCTTTTGAACAAGGACGTGAATTACATTCGTGAAATGTTCCCGTACCCCGGCGTAGAAGGTGTTCCACAGTACTACGCGCTGTTCAATGTCAATGATTCGGCGCTTCCGGGCGACTTTAATGCGACATTTATCATGGGGCCAACCCCGGATCAGGACTACACGGTCGAGCTGCATTATTACGCATACCCGACTTCTCTGGTGGATTCGTCCACGGGGACGACTTGGTTGAGCACCAACTATCCAAACGTACTTCTCTGGGGGTCTCTGGTTGAGGCTTATTTATACCTCAAGGGGGAGCAAGATTTAGTGCAGAACTACCAGTCAAAATACGATCAGGCGATGCAGCTTCTCAAGCAGCTTGGCGATGGTAAGGATCGACAAGACAACTACCGTGTTACTCAGGTTAGAGATCAGGTGAGATAATGGAAAACGAAGACAATCAACTCTCTCAAGCGGGCATTCTTCTTGTAAACAGCGTCACGGTCATCGCGGACAAATTTGAGCCTGATGAGCCTATCGACGAAATTGAAATTGGCGAAGAGGTTTAATCATGGCTATCACTCAAGCTGTATGCTCCAGCTTCAAGCAGGAACTCCTTGGCGGGGTTCACAATTTTTCTGCCTCTGGCGGCGATACGTTCAAGATCGCGCTCTATACGTCTTCGGCCACGCTTGACTCTTCAACGACGGTCTATTCGTCATCGAACGAGACTTCAGGTACGGGCTACACCGCGGGTGGTAATACGCTCGTCACGGCCACGGGAAGCGTGTTTTTGTCGGGCACCACGGCGTACATCGACTTTGATGACACCACTTGGGCCAGTGCTTCCATCTCGGCTGCAGGAGCTCTGATTTACAACAGCTCCAAGTCAAACAAGGCGGTTCTCGTACTGAGCTTTGGCGGCACGTACACCAGCACCAACGGCAATTTCACGATTCAGTTCCCAGCAGCGACGAGCTCTACGGCTGTTCTGACGCTCTCCTAATGGAGTAAACGATGGCTCTGGTCTTAGCGGATAGGGTACAAGAAACCACTACGAGTAGTGGTACGGGCAATATTGTCCTTAACGGGGCTGTAGCGGGATACACCACTTTCGCCGCTACCATTGGTACGTACAACAATACGCTGTACACCCTGTTTGATCCTACCGCTAACGTCTGGGAAGTCGGCCAGTGCACGGTATATACGAATAGCCCCAGCCCCGGCGTTACGACGATAGGTCGTGGGGTTGTTTATTCAAACTCTTCTGGGACTACAGCGACTATAAATCTGCACGGTAACACAGCCTATATATGGTGTGACTACCCAGCGGGTAAAGCGCTAACGACGCTAAATGCCACCACTGGTGCCAGCATCCTCATGGGGACTGGTTCTGGCGGGATCACCAATGCTACCTCTGGCACGGACTACATTGCTCCGGGCGGCGCATTGGGTACACCGTCTTCGGGTACGCTGACTAACTGTACTGGGCTTCCCGTTTCTACGGGGGTCTCAGGTCTGGGCACGGGCGTAGCGACATTCCTCGCGACTCCAAGCAGTGCTAACCTCGCCGCCGCGGTAACAAATGAGACAGGGTCAGGATCGCTAGTATTTGCGACGAGCCCTACACTGGTAACGCCAATTCTTGGCACGCCGACATCAGGAACGCTGACTAACTGTACCGGGCTCCCGATATCTACAGGGGTTTCCGGTCTGGGTACGAACGTAGCTACGTTCCTCGCAACGCCCTCCAGTGCTAATCTAGCTGCGGCGATAACTGATGAAACGGGCTCAGGTGCATTGGTGTTTGCGACGAGCCCAACGCTGGTCACGCCGCTTCTTGGTACACCCACTTCAGGTACGCTCACGAACTGCACGGGCCTACCCATTTCAACAGGTGTTTCTGGTCTGGGTACCGGTGTTGCTACGTTCCTCGCCACTCCTTCGAGTGCCAACCTTGCGGCGGCAGTAACAGATGAGACAGGATCAGGCGCACTAGTTTTTGGTACCAATCCGACAATCACGAACTACACCGAAACGGCTTACACGGCGAACTCAAGCACGGCTATTACGCTGAGTTTAGCCAATGGTACGGTGCAGATCATTACGCTGACTGGAAGCCCTACAATCACAATGCCTACGGTCGGTGCGGGTAAATCGTTCATTCTGTATCTCAAGACTGGAACAGGAAGCTTCACGGTCACTTGGTCTACGGTAAAATGGCCCGCAGGTACCGCTCCGACGGTAACCAGCACCGCGTCGAGAATGGATATCTACTCCTTCTTCTCCGATGGAACTAACTGGTATGGCACGACGGTAGGCCAGAATTACACCCCGTAAGGTGACTCATGTTTGCAGCAAGCAAAACGGCTCAGGCTTCAGCAGCAGCTCCGGCCCCCACTAACGACCCTTACTGGCCTAACGTCTCTCTGCTTCTGCATGGCGATGGAACCAACGGAGCGCAGAACAACACGTTCAATGACTCAAGCAATAATGCTTTTGTCGTCACGCGGAATGGCAACACTACATCAGGTAGCTACACGCCATTCAGTTCGTTGTGGAGTGGGTATTTCGATGGTTCTACTAGTACAGCGTATCAAACTTTCGGAGCGCCGTCTGGACTTGCTCTTGGTACTGGAGATTTTACCATTGAACTTTGGATTAACCCGTTCAAAGGTGGAATGGTATTTGACTTTAGACCGGCAGGTACCAATGGTGCTTATCCGTTCTTTGCTCTAGATACTGGTACATTTTACTACTGGATAAACTTTCAAGATATAAGAAGTTCTTCATATACAGTAGGTCAGTGGTATCACATTGCTATTAGCAGGTCTGGTACATCAACAAAAATGTTTGTAAATGGGACCCAAGTTGGTAGCACAATTTCTGATTCAAACAGTTATTTAGTCGGCGCAAATAGACCAATTATCGCGGGCAACGGCTGGCTGAGTCCGGGTACTCCTGCAACGTATTTTGGGGGTTTCTACATCTCAAACTTCCGCGTAGTTAAAGGCACAGCCGTCTACA